CCCGCGCTCGAATTCGTGGACGTCCGTTGGCTTCCGCGCCGCTTTTGTAAAACTGCCCACTGCGTAACTGCGAACTGGAGACCGCGCGATAGCGCGGTCTTGGGCAGCAGAGCGATTGCGGGATAGTCGCGCACAGAGATTCCTTCAGTCCGGCCCCGAAGGGGCCGGTTTATAAAATTGATTTTTCGGATTTTGGGTATATTCTGCGATTTTTCCGGCAGAATCTACCAAAACGACCCGCCGGGCGGGAAAAAGCTATATAATGCCCTGTGGGCTGGAGGTGCTGACAATGGCTGAAGAACTGAAAATTATGCAGAAAGTCTTTGACATGATGCAGTATGGGTACGGATCCCTTGCGCAGTATCCGAAGTCTGAAAAGTTTGCTCTCTGCACCGACATCAAGCGTTGCATGGACACCATGCTGGAGCGCACGATTGAGGCGCAGAAGAAATACTACAAAAAGACTACCTTGCAGGATCTGGATGTGGAAGTGGCAAAGCTGCGGGCTTATCTGCGGTTGAGCCATGAACTCGGATTTCTCCCGATGAAGAAGTACGAGGTCTGGAGCGGCATGGCAGTCGAAATCGGAAAGATGCTCGGCGGTTGGCTTAAAACCATCAAGAGCCAGCCGAAGACATAGGGTATCAGCCGTGACGCGCTTTCTATTCGGGCGGCAACTGGAACAACTCTTCCTATGGCTTGGCTTCGTTCAACGGCAACAACCCGCGCTCGAATTCGAGGACGAACATTGGCTTCCGCGCCGCTTTACCTCATAGTCAGATATTGCAAGCTCGCGGGCTTGCTCTCAGTACAGAGGGATAAAGGGGCTGGTCTCCTTGGTTGCAGAGTAAAAGCTGCGGCCTTAAAATTTTAGCAGCTTTGCCGGTGTTCCGATGGCATACCTCCATACGGCACCTGCGGGGCTGCGAACCTCAAGGGGTGGCTTTAGATTGGAAAAACACAGACATATTTTTGAGCAGTTTGCAACCTTCGACAATATGTATGATGGTTATTTGCTGGCGCGAAAACATAAGCGCTATCAGGATTGTGTGCTTGAGTACACCAATCTCCTTGAGGATAATTTGATCGATGCGGTGAATCGGCTCCAATGGCATGAGTACCAGACAGGACCACTTCACCAATTTTATGAGTATTACCCCAAGAAACGAATCATCAGCAGCTTGCCGTTCTATGACCGCGTTGTAAACTGCGCTGCGTACAATGTGACGTGGCCGATTTACAGCAAGTCGTTCTACGAACACAGTTATGGCAGCGTTCCCGGTAAGGGCCCTGTGCGGTGTGCAAACACGATACAGGACTGGATGCGAGAGGCTGCGGCCAAACCCGGCGACTGGAACTTTGTGAAGATGGACATTACAAAGTTCTTCTTTCGTATTCCTACCGAAGTACAGCTGCGGGAACTGGGCCGCCCTCTGGATGATGCCGACATGATGTGGTTCTTTGAACGCGCTATCCGCTGCGATGGCCGCCCGCTGGGGCTGCCGCTGTACTGCACCGATGTTACCACAGCGGAACGCATTGCGGGCCGCGGGATGCAGGTGGGCAGTTTGGTATCGCAGATGACGGCCAATGTGGTTATGACACCTGCGGACCACTACATCAAGCGGGAGTTGTGTGCGCCGTATTACGCCCGGTACATGGACGATATGGGAGCAATCATCGAGGGCAAGGCCGCCGCGTGGGAACTTGTGGAAGAGGTAGACAACTACCTGCAAACAAGCCTTGGGCTGAATCTGAACCAGAAAACCGCCGTCATTCCCATCGGAAATCCGGTGGAATTCGTGGGACGGAAAATCAGCCCTGTCAAAATTGAACTGCGCCGGCAAACCACCCTCGGCATGAAAAAGCACCTGCGGTATGTGCAGGATGCCTATGCTGCGGGTGAGATTGATCTCGACTATGCGTTGAGCGTCATCACCAGCTACCGGGGACTGTTCAAGGATGTTACCAGCGATGCTTTCCTTGAAAAGATGCTGGATGAATTCGTACTATCCCGGCCCGCGCTTGAAGCGTAGGGCGACAACTCAATAAGAAATCGGCAACCCAGCCACTGCGGCGGGGCTGCCGATTTTTTATACAAATTTTTACCGAGAGGAGCGACAGACCATGACCGACAAGGAACTTGAAAACGGCGTTGACATCACTGCTGAATGCGATGCTGAGACCAGCAACGGCAAGGGGGTTGAGGACGATGAGTGATTGCTCTTTCGTAGACCTGACTTGCATTTCGCCCAACTGCAACCGCCCGCGCAAGTACGCTGTCAGCAAAATCACCCCGCACCACATGGCGGGCAATCTGACGCTGGAACAGATCGCTGCCATTGAGGCCAAGCCCAGCCGCCAAATGTCCAGCAACTATGCGATTTCCAGCGACGGCGGTATTGCGCTGCTGTGCCACGAGGCAGACCGCAGCTGGTGCAGCAGCAGCCCTGCCAACGACCACAGAGCCATTACCGTGGAGGTTGCCAACGACCAGATCGGCGGGCAGTGGCATGTCTCTGATGCTGCGCTGGAGGCTCTGGTGAAGCTGTGCGTAGACATCTGCCAGCGCAATCCCGCGCTGAAAAACGGCCTGAACTACACCGGCGATGCCCGCGGCAACCTTACCAAGCACAGCTACTTTACCAGCACCGCTTGCCCCGGCCCATACCTTGGCGGCAAGTTCAGCTGGCTGGCCGAGGAGGTCAACAAGCGCCTGGCCGGTGGCGTTACCGTGGTGGGCGATGCCCTGCGGGCGGGTATGGCACTGCATCTGGAGCGCACCAACCTGTACATTGCCAGTGCTTCGCTGACTATCGCCGGGGTGCGCACGGGTACCTATTACCTGTGGAGCACCGAGGTGGTCAATGGCCGTGTGCGCATTACCAACAGCACCAGCAACGTGGGCAAATACGGCAAGGTCACGGGTTGGATCAGCGTGGATGATGCCAAGGCAGGCGCCGGGCTGCGCGACCAGACCGCCGACAGCCGCGGCCTGACCAAGATCGTCATCGACTATGCCAGCAATGTGCAGGCCATGGCCGTGTACAATCTGGCCCAGCAGCTTGACCTTGTGGCCCCCGGCTACTACCGCAGCAAGTACATCGACGCCGCCAAGACGGCGCAGTACATCGAAATCGGCCAGATCAGCGCGGGCGATGCCGAGCACGTCACCACCCTGTGCAAAAAGGCTGCCATCGAGTACAAGACCGCTGCATAGTTGGGAGGTGGAGGCAATGACCGAATGGACCATTGTGGGCGTAATCGTGGTGCTGCTGGGCCTGATTGGCACCGTGACCGCGCCCATGATTCGACTGAACACCACCCTAACCAAGCTCAACGACAAATTCGACACCTTGGACGAAAAGCTGACGGATGTGTCGGACAGCAACCACAAATCTCACAAAAGGCTGTGGGATCACGAAACCGCGCAGGACGAAAAACTGAGCAACCATGAGACCAGAATCCAGATTCTGGAGCATGGGCCGGGCTGCCCTGCGCACCATTCCGCAAAGGAGGAATAGACCATGAATATCAACTGGCGCGTCCGCATCAAGAACAAATCGTTCTGGCTGGCCCTGATTCCGGCAGTGCTGCTGCTGGTGCAGGTCGTGGCTGCCGTGTTCGGCTACACCCTCGACCTCGGCGACCTTGGCAACAAGCTGCTGGCCGTTGTCAATGCGGTGTTTGCCGTGCTGTCGATCCTCGGCATTGTGACCGACCCGACCACGGCAGGTATCGGCGACAGCCCGCAGGCGATGACCTACGAAGAGCCCAAGCAAAATCACAATAATTAAAATGAGCCCCCGGCTGCTACCTGTCACGGTAGTGGGCCGGGGGCTTTTTGTGGTTCATTTGTACATGATATGGATGAGGCGTGTCTGGTGCCATTGCTCCAGCGGGAGCGGGCATTCATCAACCGCGCGGAGAGCCTCGTCCAAGCCGCAAGCATCACAGACATATAGACCGCTTACTTCTCTTGACCAGGCGTTTGAGTAGGAGGCCCGCTCAGTCTGTGGGTCGATTTTGAGCATCTTGCCGCAGCGCGGGCAGTACGGCCAGCCGTTTTGCTGGTCGTGAATCATGCGGCGGGTCAGCTCCTCATTGGTGAATTTCATGGTGTCAGTCCTCCTTGATTTTTGTGACGATGATGGAAACGCCGCAGATGCCGCCGATAGATGGGTAGCACTCGGACCAGCACTCGGCAACCTCATATCGCTCCATGAGGTGCCGGGGCAGGTCACCCGCCGGGCCGAAGTAGATATTCTCGGTATCAGCTTCGGCCACTCGAATTTGGGTGTCGAGGTCGAGGGGCTGCAAAAAGTCGGTCAGCGTCATGCGGGTTCCTCCTCAATTTTTCCACTCGCGGCATCCCGCGGCCCGGATGTACTCGGTTGCGTCATTGTCCTCGTCGATGAAGCCGAGAGGAATCTGACAGTTCGGGTCAATGCGGTTTCTTGTGTGCAGGATGATCGGCTTGTATGCGATCCTCCGGCGGCTATCCACGATTGCCAGCACCACATCGGAATCCCGCTTGATAATCGGTGCATTGGCGTAGCCAAGCAGTTCTTCCATATCGTGGTAGCCGAACGTGTTGGATAGGCAGCAGCCATACGATGCGAACGTGAATTTCTTTTCATCAACAAAAGCTCTGATCTCGGCCCGCACCAGATAGGGCATATCCGGGTCGGTGGGATTCAAGCGTCTGAATTTCCCGTTGTCGATCAGCACCTTTTGCGATTTGATGCCGTACTCGTCGGCATCTGCAAGGTCAATCCGAACGACGGTCATCTGGTGCATATTGATCGCAACCGCAATTTCCTGCGGAGTGTTAAGCATTTTCATGGAGAGCCTCCTTAAAATTCCTGTGCTTCAAAGTCGCGGAGGGCGGCGTCAGCTTTTTTTAGTCTGAATACATCGTAGGCGAAGTTCCCGTCCATGTCGAAGACGGTCTCGAAGTAGCAAAGATTACCGACCGCCTTAGACATGGAGGAACCGTATGTGCCACGTTCCCATAGGCCAGATTTTTCGGCCATTTTCCAGAAGCAGCCCACCTCAATTCCTGGGTTACGGCCTGCGAATGGGTGGTGCTTCGTAAAGGCGGCCAGGATGAAGTTCTCGCACCATTCAACCTTGATAATTTTCATTGTGACGACCTCCTATATTAGTGCAGACGGTAGATCTCGCTGCGGTAGCTGACGACATAGCCCTTGCTGTCCTTGTGGATGCGGACATTGGCTTTCTGGACGCGGGTGCAGCCTGTGCGCTTTTTGACGATACTGACCGCCAGAGGGAGGTAGCGGTCAGTCAGGTCGATGTAGGGGCTGGTCTTGCTCTTTGCCTTGTGGCGTTCCACGCTGAGGGCTTCGGCCTGTTCTGCCTCTGCTTTCGTGCCGTAGAATGTGTTACCGCGGCGCTCGCTGGAGCCGATGACGTAGAAGCGCTCGCTCTCGATGATCTCAAGGCGGTTGTTCCAGATAGTATTGTAGCGGGCGGTGTCGTAGGGAACGACCTTATCTGCGGGAGTTCCGACAACGATTTCCAGACCGGACAGGCTGTTGAAGCTGTCGTACTCGGTGAAGCTGTCCAGCAGGACGCGGACAACCTGCTTGCCGTCCGTCAAATCAACATGAGCAACCTCGCCCTGACTGCCGCTCATCGTGGCGGTGTTGATGGTGTAGCCCTTGGCGATATACTCGGCAACTTTGGCGGTGAACTTCTGGTTGATATCGATGTACTTCATTTTGTTTCCCTCTTGTCTTTTCTGCCTTACTCTGATAAAATAGAGGGCGGCCGGGGTAAGGCTCCCGGCTCGCCGTTATTTGCTTGCGGTGTGAAGATCAGTTGCTTTGGTCGGTGGCTGATCTTCTTTTTTTATGCCTTGATTTTCTTGTTACGAACAATCTCGGCAGCTTCTTGAACTGTGGTTGCTTTCGCTTCAATCAGTTCTGCGATGGCTTCCAAGAACTGATTGAGCTCTTGACTTGTCATTTCGTCCATGTCCTCACTTCCTTTTGTAAGAGGTTTTTGTATCTCTGCCTTACAACTATATAATACTACGAATTTCGTAGTATGTCAATAGGTAAAACTACATTTTTCGTAATTTATTTTACGAAAACCGTTGCATTTTGCAAAAAGCTATGATATAGTAAAAGAACAAAAGGAGGTAATACCGATGGTCAAAATCAAATTGAAAGCCGTACTCGCAGAAAAAGGCATAAAGCAGAAAGATCTCGTTGAGCGCACGGGAATCCGCCAACCCACTTTGTCCGCGATGAATAATAATGTCGCGAAGCATATCCCGCTGGATGTGCTGGACAAACTGTGCGAGGCCCTGGATTGCCAGCCTGCTGATTTGCTGGAGTATGTGCCGAACGCCGATGATGGAGAGGAGTAAAGGAAAAACCCGAACTGCATGGCAGTCCGGGCAAGGGATAGGGTTATTTGCGGCGCTCCGGGGCGGGGCCCATTCGCTGCCGTGTGCGTTCGTCTATCTTTTCCTCGCGCACAAGAATCTCGTTGATGTCACAGTCCAGCGCTTTGCATATCTGGTCGAGCTGCTCCAGACTGACCCGGTCCGTCATTTCGTGGTACAGGTCGTTGATAGTAGAAGCCCTGATGCCTGTCTCTCGGACGAGATCCGCTTGCGTCCACTTCCTTTCGCCAAGGCGGGTGGACAGTAAAATTCTAATCATAGAACCTATCTCCTTTACGTCGTATTCTATCAAATCCTCACGGGTTTGTAAGGAATATGGTAGAATTTGGCGTGAAAACGGTATATTCTAACGCAAAAATTTTACAATTTATACAACAAAAAAAGAGGGGCAATCGCAGCTTTTCCACCTGTTGCGATTGCCCCTCTTTTTGCTGTCAATGAGTCAGCGAGGGAATAGAACAAAACAAAACGAACACATTACCGACCATTTTAACGGTTGTCTTGTGTTCGTTTTGCTCTCGTTTGGTGCGGATGAAGGGATTTGAACCCACACTCTTTTAAGGGAACTAGAACCTGAATCTAGCGCGTCTGCCAGTTCCGCCACATCCGCATATTCTTTTCGCCGTGGGCCGTGGCCCTGACGACGTGTATTATTATAGCCAAACTGCAAACAAATGTCAAGCGTTTTCCGCAAAAAATGCCAAACTTTTTTATATTTTTGTGAACATGCGTAAAAACTTCGTAAAAACGTCAAAACGTGCCGCGCCAAAACTTGCATTTGCGCCATAAGCTGTTATAATAAAAGCATATAGCAAAAGCATGCAGCCGTGAGCAAAACGCATGTTTTGCGAAATCAAAATGCAGTATATAGATGAAAGACAAGCCGAACACAACTGTATGCTGTACGCCTTCGAGGACAAATCGGAGCTTTGTCCATCCCTAAAGCATGAATTATGGAGGTGACCCACTATGTGGACACGCGAACTTTTAAAAACCAACGCCAAGCAGGCCCTGCAGGGACGCTACTGGCGTTCCTTCTGGATCTGTCTGGTGCTCAGCTTTGTAGGGCTGGGCGGGGCAGGGGCCAACAGCGGCAATGCGGCGCATCAGGCTGTCAGCACTGTTACGGACGACACGACGGCCTATGACATCATCAACAGTATCCCCGACAGTATGCTGGGGGCGATCCTCGTCGGTATGCTCATCGGCTCTATTGCCGCGCTTTGCTGGGCACTCTTTGTCGTCTACCCGCTCAACGTCGGCCGCTGCCGCTATTTTATGGAGAGCCGCCAGTCCCTGACGCCCGTCTCCACCGTCGTCAGCACCTTCCGCCGCCCCTACGGCAACCCCATCGTGGTGCAGTTGCTTACCGACCTGAAAATCGCGCTGGGCTTCCTGTTGCTCATTGTGCCGGGCATTTACTGGGAGTATTGCTATGAGCTGGTACCCTACCTGCTGGCCGAAAACCCCTATATGTCCGCCACCCGCGCTATGGAACTGAGCAAGGAGATGATGGAGGGCGAGAAGTGGAACTTCTTCATCCTCAAGCTGTCCTTCTTTGGCTGGCTGCTGCTCTGCGTGTTCACCTTCGGCATCGGCGGCTTCTTTTTGGAACCGTACATGCAGGCGACCTACGCGGAATTTTACGCCGCCATGCGCAGCAAGGCACTGGCCATGGGCATGACGACTACCGACGAGCTCGGCGGCTTTGTGCGGCATGATACCTACCCCAACGGCATGGACTTCTGATTCAGAATAAACCCGCGAAACGCCGCGGAAACGGGAACTGCTCCTGTTTCCGCGGCGTTTTTTGGCAAAGCCCCGCGCACGATTTCACACTTCTTCAAACCATTGTCGCAAAATTATCACAATTTATCACTATAATAAAAGACATTATGAAATGAAAAGGGGAGTGCGCACTTTGATCGAAGTAGAGCATCTGACAAAGCGCTACGGCAGCCACACCGCGGTGGACGACATCAGCTTCACCGTGGAGGATGGCGGCATCTACGGTCTGCTCGGCCCCAACGGCGCGGGCAAATCGACCACCATGAACATTATTACCGGCTACATTTCGGCCACGGACGGCACGGTCAAAATCGACGGCCATGACATCGCCGACGAGCCCGCCGCGGCCAAGGCCTGCATCGGCTACCTGCCGGAGCTGCCGCCGCTGTATCAGGATATGACCGTGCAGGAGTATCTGCTGTTCGTTGCCGAGCTGAAGGGCACCCGCAAAAAGGCGGATCGTGCCGCCGCAGTGGAGCACGCCGCGGCCCGCGTGGGCCTGCAGGGCATGGAGCAGCGCCTGATCCGCAACCTGTCCAAGGGCTATCGTCAGCGTGTGGGTATTGCCGCTGCGCTGCTCGGCACGCCGAAGATCATCATTCTGGATGAGCCCACCGTCGGCCTGGACCCGGCGCAGATGATCGAGATCCGCTCCCTCATCCGCGACCTGGGCAAGACCCACACGGTCATCCTGTCCAGCCATATTTTGAGCGAGGTCCAGACCGTCTGTGACCGGGTGCTCATCATTGCCCACGGCAGGCTCGTGGCGCAGGGCACACCGGAGGAGCTGGCCGCCCAGCTGACCGCCAAGGGCACGATCACCGCCACGGCACAGGGCAG